CAAATGATGAATGTGTAATTGTTTCGCCTGACAAGGATATGAAACAAATACCTGGTACTCTGTACAATCTAGATGAAACCTTTACAATAGACAAACAATCTGGTTGGGAATGGTTTCTTATTCAAACTCTTGCTGGTGACAGCACAGATGGTTACTCTGGTGCACCTGGATTCGGTGTAAAAACTAGCATAAAATTTTTTTCTGAACATGGCTACACTTGGGATAGCGTTGTGAAAGCTTTTGAGTCCAAAGGTCTTACAAGTGACGAAGCACTACTCAATGCACGCTTAGCTAAGATACTAACTGCTGACGATTATGACTTCAAAGAGAACAGACCCATCTTATGGACTCCCTCCAATGCCAGTGACTGACATAACTCTAGAACAAGAGTTTAAACTAAAAAGAATGGAGGAGCTGTTGAAACGGTGTCCTCCTGATCAGATGATTGAGTTGTTTTTGCAACTACAAAAAACTAACTTTATTCTTACCAACAACGTAGGACAACTACTCGCCCAATGGAATCTCCCGCACACTACACTAGAGGATCAATAGAAGTCTGGGATTTTATCCGAGATCAAAACCTTAGTTACCATCTTGGTAATGTTATTAAATATACTTGCAGAGCCGGTCACAAGGCTTCTAACACGAAAGCGTCTGACCTTAAAAAGGCTATCCACTATCTTGAGAATGAACTTGACAACACAACATCTACAAAAACAATCACTTTCGGATCAAGCAATCCAGTTTCGGACAGCATATGGGATCCAGAACTCTACGGGGAGCCGGACTATGCAACGGGATTTGATCGTTGAAGAGTTCAAAGAATTTATGTATGCAGCAACCGAAGAAGGTTATGCAGATGAACTTAAGGAACTAGCTGATCTTGTTTATGTCTGCTTTCAATATGCAGAAAACATGGAATGGGATCTAGAAGAAGCATTAGACCGTGTTCATAAATCAAACCTATCCAAACTTGGACTAGATAATAAACCTATCCGAAGGTCCGACGGTAAGGTAATGAAAGGACCAAATTATAAACCACCTACTCTCGATGATCTTGTAAAATGAGCGAATTAATTTCTAGAACTGGTCGTGTTCAATCGTGGATCGATGATCCCGATGGCCGTCTTCCCGTGTCGTGCACGGTTATGAACGTATCAAATGAAATGGAGGGATCCGATGGTATCGAAGCATCATGGAGATTCGCTAGTCACGCTCTCAGAAATGGGGCAGGAGTTGCAATCCACTTATCAGAACTTGACCCACGAGGCTTCGAGAGAGAGTCTGGCGTCGTTGCGAGTGGTCCTGTATCATTTGGACGAATCTATTCGGCTCTTAACGAAACTCTCAGGAGGGGCGGAAAATACAAAAATGGTGCAATAGTTCTGCATATTGACGCACGGCATAATGACCTAAAAGAGTTTATTACAACACCACGTGATGTACTACCTTGGGTCAAACGTTGCGTCAACATCACACAAGATTGGTGGGATGATATGTCACAAGAGCTGCGAGACTTGTTAATTCAAGGTATCAAGGCTGGTGACATCTGGCTAAATAAAGTTAAGTACCAAGGAACACAACGCATCCGAGGTAATGTATGCTTGGAGGTATATTTACCTAGCCGTGGTACTTGTCTTTTACAGCACGTGAACTTGGGTGCATGTAGTTTTGATCAAATTCCTCTTGCATTTGCAGAAGGTATGCAGGAACTATGTGAACTACATGGTAAAACAGGTATAGGAGATAGTGGTGAGTACCTACCATCAGAGACAGATCGCCAGGTTGGTCTAGGTGTACTAGGTCTTGCCAATCTGCTGCGACGATATGGCGTGAGCTATGAGCAGTTTGGTCGTGCATTAGAGCAATACAACAGTAACAAAGTAGAAGCTACTGCTGCATTCTCTCTTGTACAACAACTTGCTGCAGGAATCCGTGACGCCTCTCTTATTGCACATGAGTACAATATGGTCAGGGCGTTTGCTATCGCTCCTACAGCGTCTTGTAGCTATCGCTCAAAGGATGCTGATGGCTTTACTTGTACACCAGAAATCGCACCACCTATTGGTCGTACTGTAGACCGTGACTCTGGTACCTTTGGTGTACAAACATATAATTATGGCGAAGTAGAAATCGCCAGTGAAGTTGGATGGGAGAACTATAAGCGTGTTGCCGATGGCATCATGCACCTATACCAAACCAGTGGACTTCTCCATGGATACTCATATAATTGGTGGTCAGATTTGGCTATCATGGATGAGGCATTCATTGAAGAGTGGCTAAGGTCTCCACAAACCTCGCTTTATTATTCATTGCAAGTAATGGGCGATGTTCAGGACAAGACCGATGCGTATGCTGCTATAGCTGATGTTGATGTTGATGATTACCTGAACGATTTACTAAATGAACCTCAATGTGATTGTCAAGAATGAACCCTTACGAAAAACTAATGGCGCGGAAGCGCAAATGGACACCAGTACAGACAACTGCTGGTACATGCAAAGAAGGTGCAGAGGAAACAATCCACCGTGCACTTGCCTTGAGACATATGGAACTACCTGTGGGAGATTTTATCACTGATGCACTTGCCACTGAAGTTCCAGACATGGCACGGGAGTTACTCGTATCAAATGTCAAAGACGAGGAAAACCACGACCTGGCTCTTGGTTACATCGCCAATGCTTACGGGGTTGATGAAAAGGCTGAAGCCGAAGCGTTACGGTTACGCGATGCATGGATCTCGCATCCTGATCACACGATTACGAAAGCAATGGTTGCCGAACGTGCAATTTTCTTCGTTCTTCTACCATTCTTCCGCGCTAATGGTGACGCTGGAATGCGAACTGTAAGTGCCGATGTGTCACGAGACGAACAGATTCATGTCGCAACTAATTCAATTGTATGTAAAGAACTTGGTCTAGATGTTTCACCAAGTCTTGATAAGCTGCGTAAAGCAACTATTAACTGGGTAATGCAACCACTAGGTATTAATACTACCTATAAAAATTTGGATAAAAAATTTTGGCTGCAATCTAGTGATAACTTAATGTATCAGGGCAAGGCTCCTGAACTATCCTTCACCAAGGCTGCAAGAATGCCTTCTTTCTTTGAGCATAGCAATGTCAATCTCCCCAAGTATGCTTGAGACCGTGGGTATGCAAGCCCGTGGTTTAACACATCAATTAGAAGAAATCTTTCCACCCATTAATCCCACACCTGAAGATAAAATGGAAAAGATTATGTACCAAGCCGGTCAACGCAGTGTCGTTGAGTGGATTATCCAATACATGGAGGAAAACTGATGGCAAAAAATAGAAGTCGTTATCCATCTACCGCTGTATCTAGGTACAGCCAAGGTCTTAAGGATAAAAAGCTTAAAAAAAAGAATCCAAAAAAGTATAAGCGCCAGAAATTTATTAGAAAAATTAGTCAAGACGGTAAAATTTCTAAGGAAGAAGGACAGAAAGCAGCAGAGAAAGGTATCAGTCTTCAATCGATTCAGAACAGAAACATTGATAGTTACCGTGCAGCAGGTAGAGCTTTTGATAACAGAGATCCTGAAGTTTACAATCCAAGAAACCGTACTGGTACACGACCTACATTTGAACCACTAAAGATTAAACGTGGTGCATACAATGCATTAACTACTCCTAGAACTGCGGCACCAGCTGCTGGTTCATCTGATACAGCTACTGCACCTGTTGACACTACGACAGATACTGCAGAAACAACAACGCCACCTGTTGAAGTAGCCGAAGAAGTTGATTTCGCTAAGATGATTGCGGATAACAATGCAACCAATCGCCAAATGTTTGAAGATATGATGGCTAGTAATCAAGCAGCTGCTGACCAACGTGCTTCTGAATATGAGTCTCAACTTACTCGAATGCGTGAAGAACAAGCCGCTGCTCAAGCAGAATATCAACGTCGAGCTGCAGAGCAACAAAAACAATTTGAACTTGCTCAACGTACTTCACTTGGCAACCAAGCTCGTGCTGGTCAACAAGCTAACTACCAACTTGGTGGTGCCCCTGGTATGAGAAAAGGTGGTACCTTTGGTTTCAGGCGAAGAAATCGACAGTTGATGGGTGGTATAATGGGTGCTGCAATTGCTGCTGGCGCGGGCGCTGGAACATTAAACGTATAAAATCTAATGACAGCTAAAACAAGATATGACAGATTGTCTTCGGACCGCTCACAGTTTCTAAACACTGCTAGACAAGCAGCAGATCTAACTCTTCCTTATCTCATCCGTGATGATGAGGTTTATACTAAAGGTTCAGTTAAACTCACAACCCCGTGGCAATCACAGGGAGCTAAAGGTGTAGTGACTCTTGCAAGTAAACTAATGCTTGCATTATTACCTCCACAAACTAGCTTCTTTAAGCTACAGGTTAATGATGTTAACTTACCTGAAGACTTAGGACCAGAGATTAGATCTGAACTAGACTTGTCGTTTGCTAAGATCGAACGCACTATCATGGAATCCATTGCGGCTTCTGGTGATCGTGTTGTTGTTCATCAAGCACTAAAGCATCTAGTAGTAGCTGGTAATGCTCTTGTCTTTATGGGTAAGGATGGACTTAAGCTCTATCCTTTGAACCGATATGTAGTAGACAGAGATGGTAGCGGTAATGTTATTGAAATTGTAACAAAGGAAACAATCTCGAAAAAATTACTGAAAAAATTTAATCCAGATTACAAAGAACCACAACCCAATGACTCATCTGACAATACAACACGTCACGATGATGAA